TCCCTCTCCTCGTTCGCTTCCTGGAAGCCGTGAGGCGCGCCGAAGAGCGCCGGCGCGTCACAGTGCTCGAGCGGCGCATGGCGCGGCAGGTGGCCCGCTGGTTCGTCGGCCAGGGCGCGGCGGTCGTCGAGCGCCTGGAGCCTCATCTCGCCAGCCGCTTCGACGATAACGCCGCGCTCTTCGTGCAGGAGAGCATCGCGCCCTCTGACTGGCTGTGGCTGCTCGGCACGGTGCTGGAGGCCGGCGCGGGCGAGCTGCAGCAGATCATCGACGTGTTTACCGGCAGCGCGCTCATGGCCGGCGCGGGCGCTGTGCTGGACGAGTTTGATGAGATGCGCGCCACGTTCAGTCTGTCGAATCCGCGCGCGGTGGCCTGGGCCGAGGGACATGCCGCGCGGCAGGTGACGCGCATCAACGACACGACGCGCACCGAGCTGAACCGGCTGCTGACCGAGGCGGTGGATAACGGCTGGAGCTGGACACGCACGGCGCAGGCTATCAAGAAGCAGTTTGCCGACTTCGCCGGGCCGCCGCTCTTCCCATCCAGGAAGTTTCGCAGCCGGGCGGAGATGGTGGCGGCCTACGAGATTGGCGACGCCTACGAGGCCGGGAAGCAGTTCGCCGCGGAGATGGCTGCCGGCGACTTCCCGATGGAGAAGGCATGGCTCTCGGCGCGCGACGGCCGCGTGCGGCCGATGCACCAGGCCAACGACGCGCAGGGCTGGATACCGCTCGACGCGACGTTCGAGAGCGGCGACTGGCGGCCGCCGACGGACCCCGGCTGCCGGTGTAGCCTGCAGTACAGGCGGAGGCCGGATGACGCTGCTGCTTGAATCGACGCGGGTAGAGCGCGTGGCCGCCATGACCTGGCGGCTGCTCACGGCGGGCGAGCTGCTGACGGTGGAGGAAGCTCGCCGGTTCGGCGTCTCGACGCGCACCATTCAACGCGACCTCGCGGAGATCTCCCGCGTGCTCGCCGTGCGTCCTGACTACGCCGGCCGGTGGCTCGCGCCGGAGGAAGTGCGGATTTCGCTTTACTGAAACGACACACGTCTGTCGCGGGCACGTGCTATGGTGCCTTCAGGCTGCCCGGATTGTATGGAGAGAGACATGCCGGAACCTATTCGCGAACAGTTTATCCCTCTCGTCGAGCGCGCCGTGCGGCGCGACGGCACGATTGCGATCAAGATGATCCAGCCGGGTTGGGGCAGCTCCGGCTATTACAGCCGCGAGGTGCTGGAGCGCGACATGCCAAAGGCCTTTCCGGCCGGTACGCACATGATGTGGAACCATCCGACGCTTTCAGAGCAGGCCGAGCGTCCAGAAAGAAACTTGAACGATTTGGCTGCTGTAATAGTGAGCGAGCCGCGCTATCAAGATAATGGCCCGGCTGGCCCTGGGGTTTATGCCGATGCACGCGTCTTCAGTGGTTACAAAGAAACGCTAGACGAAATCGGCGAGCACATCGGCGTCTCCATTCTCGGCGCGGGCGTGGCCGAGGTAGGCGAGGCCGAGGGGCGCAAGGGGCGCATCGTTAAGGAAATCTCGCAGGGCTACAGCGTCGATTTCGTCACCAGGCCCGGCGCCGGCGGCGCCATCGTCAGCATTTTCGAGAGCGCGCCGGGAGCAGCAAGGCTGCCAGAGCCGGAGGCAGAGCCGGCGTCAGTAAGTGAGTCCGCGCAGGACCAAGAGACTGCGCATGAACCTTTAGTGGAGGCAGACGATATGAGCGAAGTCACAGAACTTCAGGAATCGCTCGCCGCCGCGCAGCAGACAATCCAGGAGCAGCAGGCCGGCATGGCCCGCCTCCAGGAGCAGCTCATCCTGCGCGACGCGCGCGATTTCGTCACGGCCCGGCTGGTCGAGACGGAGCTGCCTGACGTAACCCGCCAGCGCCTCGTGCGCCAGCTCGCCGCCAACCCGCCCACGGCGGACGGCGCGCTGGACGAAGAGGCGATGGGCGCGCGCGTCACGGCAGCCGTCGAAGCGGCCGAGGCCGAAGTCGCCGCGATCCTCGGCGCGACCGGGCAGATTCGCGGGCAGGGCGGGCAGCCGGAGACGGCGGCCCCGACTCTGGAAGAGGCCGAGCGGCGCACGCAGGCCGCGCTGGCCGAGATGGGCTACGGCCCGCGTGGAGGCAGCAATGGCTAAGAACCTCGTGCACGACGAAGACCGCTACATCGGCAATGTAGCGGCGACGGACCCGGCTACTGCCAAGAGCGGCGACCCGGTTCTGGTAGGCAACATTCCCGGCGTGGCGCTGGTGGACGAAGGCGACGGCGGCAACGCGACCGGCAACATCACCATCGACCGGGGCGGCGTCTGGAAGATGCCTGTGGTCGGGGCCGGCGGCGCGATTGCCGTGGGCGACATCCTCTATCTCGACGGTGGGGAACTCAACGACGACGACTCAGGCGGCACGCGCTGGGGCTACGCGCTGGGCACAGTAGGCAGCGGCGCGACGGCCACCATCGACGTGCTGGTCGGCTACTAAAAGGGAGCCACGACAATGCCAGTAACCTATTCACAAACATCTGACGGCGGCGCTACGCACTACGTGCCGGGCGCCGATACCGAGGGTATGCAGCGCGTTTCCCGGCCCGGCAACGGGCGCTGGGGCCGGCAGCGCGACCCGCTGCACGAGGCGCGCGTGGCCTCGGCTGCGGAGCTGATGGCCGACGTGCTCGCCGGCCGCGCTCCGAGCTGGGCGCTCAAGGAGGCGATGGCCCCGACCAGCACGCACACCCTGCGCGCTATCGACCAGAACTACCCCCACCTCGTGCGGGAAAGTTACTCGACGAGTGACTTCCCGTACCTGATGGGCGACGTCTTGGACCGCATGATGCTGGACCGTTTCCGCGAGTTCCCGCAGGGCTGGCGGCGCTACATTCGTGTGAGCCGCCCGCTGCGCGACTTCCGCGAGGTGCGCCGGCTGGCGCTCGACGGGGCCGAGGGGCAGTACGCCGAACAGGAAGAGGGCAAGGGTGTGACCTACGCGCAGACGCTGGGCGAGGCCAATTACACCTACGCGCCGTCGCTGTACAGCCTGGGCGTGAAGCTCTCCTGGCGCGCCATCATGAATGACGACCTGGATGCGTTCGACACCATCCCCGATCGGCTGGGCCGGGGCGGGCGGCGCACCATCGCCAAGTTCGCCACGTCGCTGCTCTTCGACGCCAACGGGCCGGACGCGACGCTTTTCTCCACCAACAACGGCAACCGGCTGACGGGCAACCCGACCCTGGACATTACCTCGCTCGGCAAGGCGTTCGAGGCCCTGTTGGGCTTCAAGGATGCCGACAGCGAGCCGATCCTCGTCGAGGGGGCGGTGCTCATCTACCCGCCCGCGCTGCACGTGACGGTGCAGAACCTCATGAATCAGCTCACGGTGGACTTTCCCGGCGTTGCGCCGGGCGTGGACGGCGACGTCACCGTGCGCGTCAACAACTGGATCATCCGAAACCTGGAAGCGGTCATGGACCCCTACATCCCGATTGTCGCCAGCACGGCCAACGGGACGACGAGCTGGATTCTGGCCTCGCGGCCGGACAGCGGGCGGCCCATCGCGGAGATGGGCTTCCTGGCGGGCTACGAAGAGCCGCAGCTCTTCCGCAAAGCTCCGAACGCCATGCGTGTGGGCGGCGGTGTGGACGAGCAGCACGGCGACTTCGAGAGCATGAGCCACCACTACAAGGGCGTGGTCGCCTTCGGCGGTGTGGCGATGGAGCCGAAGGCCGCTGTGGCCTCTAGCGGCGCGGGCTCGTAATGCAGAGCCGCCGCGAGCTGCCGGGGCCGGTTTCGCTGGCCGACATCTACCTGCACGACATGGCGCTCAGCCTGCGCGCGCTGGTGGACGTGACGACGGCACAGCTCGCCGTTTCAGCCGGCAGGGTAGCGGTTGGTTCCTCCTCTCCTTCTGGTGAAGCCGGGGGCACGGGCACGGGTACGCGCCTGCCCCCGGACTTCCCAGGCGCAGCGCCGCTGCGCGAAGCCGGCATTGACACAGTGGAGGCCGTGCCGCGCACGGCGAGCCGGCTCAAGGCCATTCCCGGCATCGGGCCGGCGACGGCGACGGACATCCTGAAGCAGTTCAAGAAGAAGCAGTAGGAGGCCGGCCGTGACCGTCCTGTTTACCCTCGACTACAACCACCCTCGCGGGCAGGTCCGCCTGCTCGTCGGCGACATCGACGCCGAAAACCCCATCTTCGACGATGAAGCGATTGACACCTTCCTGGCGCTCGCGTCCGGCGACGGCGTTGCCCGTGTCAAGCGGGCGGCGGCGCAGGCGCTGTTGACCATCGCCGCGAGCGAAGTCTACGTGCTGAAGGTGATCCGGCTGCTGGACGTGCAGACGGACGGGGCGGCGGTCGCCCGCGAGCTGCGCCAGCAAGCTAAAGAGCTGATGGACCAGGCCGAGGAAGAGGAGGCGATCGGCGCGTTCGATTGGGCCGAGCAAGTGAACAACCCGGCGCAGTACGTCGAGCGGCTGTGGAAAGAGCGACTGCGGGGGTAGCGCAATGCCACTCACCGGCGCGGTGGGCGCAGTCACCAGGATTCTACACGACAGGGCGCTGGCGGCGCTCTCGCCGTCCTTCTTTCGCGCTTCGTGCGACATTCAGGAAAGCACGCAGACGAACGTAGGCGGCACGGTCACCGACTCGTGGTCCGACGTTGCGGGCCTCACCGGCCTGGATTGCGCTATTGCGCCGGCCGGCGGCGGCGAGTCGCGGCGCAGCCAGCCCTACCTGACGGTCGAAAACGAGACGCACACGGTGCTCGTGGCCGGCTACCACAGCGGCATTACAAGTGGCCATCGCGCCGTGGTGACGACGCCGGGCGGCGAGACACTGACGTTGAACGTCCTGCTCGTGGAGCACGACAGCCACAGCCGCCTGACGCGGCTGCGCTGCGAGGAGGTGAGCCACTGATGGCCGTGAAAGGGGTGGCCGAGCTACTGGCGAAGCTAAACGCGGCGGCCGACGCGCTGGGCGGGCCGGGCCTGATGCCCGCGATGCGCGCCGGCGGCGACATCCTCGTCTCCGAGATTCAGGAGTGGGCGCCGGTGCTGACGGGCGACCTGAAGCGCAGCTACCACCAGGAAGACGGCGAGGTGTCGGACACGCGCGCGCAGGTGCTCGTCGGCACCGACGTGGAGTACGCGCCCTACCAGGAGTTCGGCACGCGCTACCAGCCGGGCACGCCGCACGTGCGGCCGGCGCTGGAGACGGCGGCCGACGCCATCCTGGCGGAGATCGTCGCCGCCGCTGAGGCGCTGCTAGGAAGGGCGCTGTGAGCGGCTCATTTCCGGAGGCCCGTCAATGAGCTTTGAATCCGCTCTGCACGCCATTGGCACGGCCGACGCGACGCTGAACGCGCTCATTGCCGGCCGGCTCGTGCGCGACAGCCTGCCGCTGAATTATCCGCTGCCGGCCGTCGTCTACCGGCGCGTGGCCGGCGCGCCGGAGATGGCCCACGACGGTCCGGCGGGCGTCGCCATCATCCGCGTGCAGTTCGACTGCTGGGCCGCGAATCCGACGGCGGCCGAGACGCTGGCAGAGGCCGTCGAGGGCGCTTACGGCGGCTATCGGGCGACGGCCGGCGGGCGCAAGATTGACGGCACGCGCGTCGTCGCCAACGTGTCCTTTCCCGAGCCGGATACACAGCTATCCCGGCGCATCGTCGACATTCGTTTCTTGGACGCGGGGGACGCCTGAAGGAGGCTGAGTGAAGGTACTACTGTCCAGCAACACGCCGTGGGGCACGTCGGGTTACTCGACCCAATCGCGGCTGCTGCTGAAGATTCTCAAGTGGATGGGGCACGAGGTGGCCGTCTACGCCTGGTATGGCATGGAAGGGCAGCGGCTGCAGATTGACGGCTTCGACGTGTACCCGCGCATCCAGCACCGCTACGGCGGCGACGCCGGCCTGATAGCCAAAGACTGGCGCGCCGACATCGTGCTCACGCTGCAGGACATCTGGCCGCTGCCTGACGATTTCGGCGACTCGGTACGCGAGGCGGGCGCGAAGTGGGCGGCTTACTTCCCCATCGACGGCGTGCCCATGCCGCCGGCCGTGGAGCGCCAGGCGCGCCAGGCCGACTACCGCATCGTCTACAGCAAGTTCGCCCGCTACGTCATGGACGAAGCCGGGCTG